ACAGGATCTTCAATACCATTTGTTTTAGGTATAGATCGTAAAAAATATTTTTTACTTTTCTTCCAAGGATTACCTGCACTTGTGTTACGATTAATCTTATCTACGTACGCAACACCTGGTGCTCCATTCATAGTAGTAATATCATCATAAACATGGACATGGGATAAATCCTCATCAGTTAGTTTAGATAATATATCATTTGTGAAATTTTTAACACAATCATCCAAAATATTTTGATCTATCTCAGTAATAGGAGTTACAGCTTCCACTATGGCATGACGCCAAGGTTGCCAAGAAGACATAATTGGTTTTCCAAATTTCTCGGTATATCCTCGCTTTGTCATGGAATCATGAATTAAAGTTCGTGTAACAGCCGATTTATTTTTACTACGGAATCCTAAAAAGGATCCGAAAACATCAGCAATACCACCTTTAATGTATCTAATAGGACTTTTCCGATGTAATTCACCTAATATCCTATGCGCTGAAGGTGCACTCAAAAGAGGAACACCAGATTGTATATTAATACCACCAATAGATTCTATAGTTTCTCGAAGAAACTCCTGAGTAACTACTAAACTAGCGATAGTACCCATAGCATCACCTGCTACATGAATACCTAAAATAATAGGTCCATAAGATGATTCAGCAACCAAAATGGCTCCACAATCACCTTGAGCAGTAACAATTTCACTAGATCCACTCCAAACATCGAGATTTCCCAATTCCGCTAAAGGCGAATTTAAAAACTTCCTAATATATCGAACATTATTAACAATACGCATTCCTTGAGAATTAGTATGTAAATAAGCTCCATTAAATGAACCTTGTAATGTTTCTTTACAAAATAACGACACAATATCCTTTTTTGGAGGTAAATGTCTAATTTTAATAAACGCCAAATCCTTATCTGGAAAACGCTTCACTTGTGCTTGAACAATATAAATTTTTATATTTGAAGTAATACCATCTTTCTGATTAGATTGAATTATTTCTAAATGAAAAGAATCAGTATCTGGTAAACCATGATTATTACACATGTAAATATGTCCAGTTACACACACTGCACGTGTATGTCTTTGAATAGATCTATCATCCTTTGAGAAATGAGAGATAAATGTAACAGTGTTATTCAACAAAACATCATGAACTTTCTCCCTAGTAAAAGAGAGATAAGAAGTATTTATAGGGGAAACGTCAAAATTAGTAATAGTATAATCATTTTTATACCACACATTATCACGCTCCTCATCACATCCAACTGGGGGTCTGCCCGTTGGTTGATCTTCTTCAACCTCTACTTCATTATTTTGATAAGATTGTCCATTTTCATTTTCGATCTCATTAGTTTGTGGATGTTGTTTTTTAAACACTCGATCAATTTTCTTTTTCTCAATATA